ATTTCCCCTGCTTTTGTTGCTTTCAATATTTCCACCCCCGTGTCACTTGTTTTCTGAGCCAGTTCCTTATTAAACGAAATAAGCTCATAGTAAATTTCACTTGTATCTTTATTCAGCACAGTAAACAAGGCTGGATTTTCTGTCAGGTCCATATATGCCTGATATAATGCAACCTGAGCCGCATAAACTGGGTTAGCACCCGCTACTCCTTTGCGAACAAATTCGCTAAACTTTCTACTGTTAGCTGACTTGCACTCCCATAAGAACGGATATTCCATAGGAACCGGGCCAGAACATATAACACCGTCTATATGCCCCTTTATTTGGTCATCAGCCACCGAGAACCCAAATTGCTTGCCCTGTGAGTCATGTGTCTTTAATTCAAAGCCAGCGCCCCTTAAATAGCCAGCAATCATATCTTCAATAAAGTGCCCCATGTCGAATATGCGTAATGTTCTAGCTGGAAACTCTTTGTCCTCATCAGGCTTTGTTTGCATATAACGATATTGAACCTGTCTTGAGCAAGCGCTGCCAAGTGACGAGCCGCCCAAATACTTTCGTTTTGGCTGTTCATCATTCTTATCGCAGATGCCTTTATCTATATTGTAGGCGATTAACTCTATGGCATCAGAATGGTATGTCGTCATTGAGGTCGTCCTCGGGGTCAGGACGGGTGACACTCTGTTCAAATTCAAAGAGCCCTGCTTCTGAAAACTCATCTCTAATCTCCCTCATTTTTTGAATATATGCCACGATGCCTAACACTTCTTCTTTTGTTAGGTCACACAGACGCTTCTCCCATCCAATATTGCCGAACATACGAGCCATATTGGATAGGTTGTCTTGTTCTTCTAATGGCCCTAATGAATCGTTATGTCTTCGGGAACTATTATGTTGCATATTGGCGCACCCTCCAAATCCTTTAAATCCTTGTGTGGGTTTTTAAATGAGACATGGTACAACTCATTACTACCCACCATCATTTGCGCTACACCAGTAGTAAATGTTTCCAAATACTCTTCTGTAACCCCCTCAATAAAATCACCCATAGCGTCCATGACCTCTTTATCATCAGCGCCTTCGTTTACATTTAAAAACGCATCAATCTTTTTATGTTCCTTGTTCGGGAAAAATAAAACAAGATTAATTTCTACACGCATTACAAATCCTTTAATGAGCTGCCACCGCTAGGAGCATCTTCACGCTGCGTTCGCACATGCTTACCTGTCATGTTTTCTTTAATATCAGCATCAACAAAAACACCGGGATATTTCTCATCCAAAATGTCTGACCACTCTTTCAGCCTTCTTCTCTGCTCTTCTCTTTTTTTTCTCATCATCCTTTCAGGGTCTACCATAATACGTTCTCTAATGCTGTGTCAGCGTTGTAGCCTGGCGGAACCTTTTCAATGTTACCTGCCAAAACTATTCTTTCCGCTGGTGTAGAACTAACACTGTGAAACATCAATGAGGGAAATACAATCAACCTTCCCTCTTTAGCTTCAATGTCCACTCCTTCTATATTTAAAGGACTGCTTTCTTCTGAGCATTTTAAAAAATAGACAAAACTTAAATGTGCTGGAAAGTGCATGTGAGGTCGTGTGCTTTCTCCCTCTTTGTATTTAGCGAGCCACGCAGAACTTATAGTCCAGCTTTCCAAATAAACGGCCAAGGGGTGGCTGTTTATACTTTGCAGCGACCAATCAAGAAAATCATTAAAAAGGTTTGTTTCTTCCCATATTCGCCAACTGCTCATATCGGCCTTGACATTGGTAGAATGATTTTGACAATCACTGAAGTTTTTACAATATTCTTGAACCTCTGGTGTCCAGAATCGATTATCTGTATCGTGTATTTGTACAGGCAAATCCATTTGTATAAGTTTATTTTTCATTTAATTTTTTCCTCAACAAATCGTCCAATTCTATTAAAAAACCTTGTGAATTATTCTCATCTCCACCGAGAGTAATGTAACCGTTATTATATTTTTCATTACACAAAGCGGTTAACCTATTCTTTGATATAATTATGACCACACCCGTAATCAAAACAAAAGCCCAGAAGTCTGATTGCGTTGTTGTTATGCCAGATGGTTTTCCTCGACACTCAAACTCAACGAACACTCTTCCAGACCTATGAGCTATTTTGTCATGTTTTACTTCAATCTTTTTGTTTTCAAGCAAGTCACCTAAAAATTGTTCGGCTATTTGACCAACTAATAAATCATGACCGAAGTCGTTGTTGTAAAGCATGGTCGTTAGTCTCCCGAATAGCTAAACCAATATTCATCGCAATTTGAGGTACAATAGCATTGCCTAATCCTTTAAGTCTGTCCACCCTTCTGGGTACCCCATTAGCCACTCTACCCACGTTGGGTTCAGTGTCCCAGTTCCACTCTCTCGTACCTCTGGATGATTCCCAAGCATTTTCTGCATCTTGTCGCCCGGCTGTCCTGCCTTGTGCTCGCTGGCTGAAGGTGTCGGCCACATCTTCACCGCCGCACATAGATACTTCTTTTCCTGCATGTGTGTGTGGCTCTTGCTCCCCACTGGGCCGCAGTCCTTGTACTCCGAAGCTCTCGGTGTCGGCCACATTCTGACCGCTTGCTCCAGCTTCGCCTCGTATCCACTTTTCTTCAGCCTTTTCTCTACTGATTTCGTGCTGTCGTTCATTGCACTGCTCGCCCTCGGCGTAGGCCACATCCTCACTTGGTCTGCTAGGTTCGCTCCGAACACTAAGTTGCTGCTGTAACTGATGCGTCTGCCCTTTTCGTCCAGCGGCCTCGCCCCGCCTTTGGCATCCGTTGCCCTCGGTGTAGCCCACATTTTCATTGCTTCTGGGCTGACCTGTTCCCGCAGATTGCTCGGCCTTGCCCTGCCTTTCCGAGCGCCGTTCTTCATCTTTTCCATGCTCTCCTGTGACCTCTGTGGTAGATGGTCCATCGTGTTCGGTGTGGCCCACAATCCAGAGTCTGTCTCTTCTGTGCGGGGCATTGACACCGCAAGCTGGAACAATAAACGTCCTTGTGGCGTAGCCTTCGGCTTCCAAGTCAGCGAGCACTTGGTCGAGGCCCAAGGCAATGTGACCATAAACATTTTCGAAAACGCACCAAGCGGGTCTTTTTTGTGCAACAATTCTAAAGATGTGCGGCCAGATGTGGCGGTCATCTTCTGTGCCTTTTTGCTTCCCAGCGACACTGAAGGGCTGGCAGGGGTATCCTGCTGTGAGGATGTCACAGTCTGGAACAAGTCGTCTTGCGTCATTTGCTAATACCTTTACATCTTCTTCTATCGGCACATCAGGCCAATGCTTTGCTAAAATTTTACGGCTCCAAGGTTCAATATCGCAGAACATCACTGGTCTTGACAATCCAGCCCATTCAAAGCCCAACGCAAACCCGCCGATACCACTACATAAATCTACATGTTTAAGCATAATTCTCTCTTAAATAAGGGGGTGGCTTTACGGCACTCGTGCCACCCAAACGAGCTAACGACCAATCAAGGATGCCGTTAGTACGCCTCTATTAAGTCGGGAAAAGCCAAGCTCCTCTGGTCAACCCAGACGCACTACGAGGCCTTTCCCTAATCCATGCCTGCTCTGGTTAACCAGAACTACAGCATCGACTATTTCTGAGCCCATGCTGGCACGACACCAGCAGTTGCTGCCGATTGCGGAGCGGGGGCCACAGGCGCATCAAATTTACCTGCGGATGGACCAACATAATCAGTGTTGTCTGGGGTCAGAACAACGGTCATTTTATTCTTGGCATCATACCCATTCTGGGCTGGCTCTATGCCTACCAAGAAAGAAAACTCCTGCCCTTGCAGAACTTGAATGCCAGCAATATTACGCTTCTGTTGTGCTTCAGAAGACATATCAGCCCCCTTCAGATTATAGATACTATCTACCATACGGCGAAGAGTTTCTAGCCCGATATTACGAGCACCAGGAACGCCATTGGAATCTAGCTTGTCACCATGCACAAACAGGTTATGCCATACACGCCGCTTATAAAAGTCACCGCCCATAATGGTGAACTCCATAGGGCAATACACAGCGCTAGAGGACATAGACTTCTTAAACAAAAAGCCTTGTCCAAACTCAGACATTTCAGTATCACCGCCAAGAAGGTTAATAATAGCGCGAACAGGAGTTTTATCTGGCATAAGTTCTAAAGGCTTTTGTTCGCTACCAGATTGGATTTCATTAAGATTAAGCATTTTCTTCTGCTCCTTCTTTCATTTCACTTGGGTTTACAAAGTCCAGAGGACGTTCATTCTGCGGCTTGCCGCCGCTCATTTTATCCAGAAGCTTGCCAAGGTGCGGCTCTTCTAGGATATCCAGACGACCAGAGCGGTCCTTTGCAGGATAGCCCCACTGGTTTAATGTCTGACATACAAAGGCGCGATAAGGTGCGCCATTGTCATCTTGCATAATTGCCATAGTAATTACTTCATCAACAATTCCCGGCAATTCACGGCCTGTCTTTGAGCCTTCAATCTGCAACTCAAAAGTTTGCCTACCATAGTCATCAGTCTTTTCGTCAAGGATACCAACAAATACAACATTCTTATCACGAATATGCTGCAAATGAGACAGCCACCCCATCATTTCACGGCCCTGCATACCATAGGCAGCACGAGTGTCCAGCTTACCAGTTCGGTCACTCTTACACTCTGGTTGGTTTTGACAATGCGTAAAGCACAGCCGTCCTGCCACAGTAATTGAGTCAACAAAAATAGTATCGTACTTTGCAAGTATGCTAGCTGGGTCGCCATAAGCCTGACACACA